TCCGATCTTCTTCCCAGGTATCAACTGCCCCGGCACCGATGGTCAGTAGTTCATCCCGTTGTTGGTTGGCATAGATTAGAGCCGCCTGAGGTTGCAGTTTACAGTTGGTCATAAGGTCCGCCCGGAATCCATCATAGAACTTAGTGACCCACAAAGCCCAGTCATCGGGGTTCCCACCATGCTTAGTGGCAGCATTACGAACCTGCTCGGCTTCCCGTCGTGCCATGCGCCCGGCGGCGTCAGTCGCCAGTTGAAGAGTCAAACTGAGGGGCTCTCCAGGGGCTAGCCCTACTCGATTGGTAATCGCTGGAGGCGGCATCGGTGCATCCCCCCCAGCCAACTGGTTAAGGTTCTCCAGTGAACGTACTTCGTTCCGCGTCATAATCCCCAACCGGACCATTATGGCGTAGAACTTCGACCGGGTTTCAGGATCACCCCGTAACAGCCCCTCCAGAACGAATCCAGGGAAAAACCGGTCCTTGTTGATGATTAGGTCCTGGCTGATCTCTTGTTCCCACCGCGTCAGCCATGGTTGGATGGTGAATATTACGAAGCCGTGGGTCAGTTGGGCGATGCCGGTTCCCCAACTTGTGCTTTTCTCGGTGTGTTGGAGTAGCGCCATGGGGACCCCGAACCAGGACGCGATTTCCTCCACCTGGAAAGCTCTGGTCTCAAGATGCTGGGCATCCTCGTTCGTAAGCCCCATCGCCTGCCATTCTAAGCCTTCCTCCATGATGGCGATGTTCTGCGAGTTATTGACTCCACCATGACGTTCCTTCCAATCGGTTCTGAGCCGGTCGTGGCCCTCCTGGCTTAACCGCCCTGGCATCTTCAAGACGCCAGCAGGCATCTGCCCTTCGCCAAAGAACTTTGCTCCGTAGTTCTCGGCGGCCTTGGTCAGTCCAAAAGAATCCTTCCCTAGAACGATGGCGCTCAGCCCAGTGATTCCATCATCGGACAAGGTAGCTATGTGGAATATCTCATCCTGAAGGAACGTTTGTACTGGACCGTTGATTGGTAGATATTCGTAATGAATGGTCCCGTTACTCGCCAGTTTCGCTTGCATCCTGTCTGGGTGCAGAGGGACTAACTGGTCGGCAAATCCTCGAGGACCGGGAACAATCTGAGCATACGCGTTTCCACGCAAGAGAGCGTGTCCCATCATCATTTCCCGAAACTGGAAACTAGATTGGCGGATGTTGGGGCGGGAGTGAAGGACATCGAATAGCGGGTGATCCGGGGCGCGTTCCTTGCCACCTCCCGCCGTTCTCTGGAAGACGATCAGCGGCAGCATCGCAACCGTGCTAGAGATTATCCTAACGCAAGCATATACCGTCGAGATCGCCAAAGCGGTTTTGGCTGTGACACGGACCCCGGAGTTGGAAGTGCCCTGGAGCGCCACATCTTGATACCAAAAGTCATCGATGGGCGAGAAGTCAGCAGCCAAGTATTTCGCTAGCAGCTTTGACAACTGTTACCGCCTCCGAGGGATTCGATGCCTCCAGAGAGACCATCCTATGATGGCCGCCCCTGGAACGATCAGGGCCGCTGGCTTGTATATCCACCACAGCCCGACTACCACCGCTAGCAGCGCGATACCCAGTAGGATGTCCTCAAAGTCTACCATGGATGCCAGCCATCGCGTCAACGCCTTGAGACTGGTCATCATATCGACAGCAACCCCCGCTCGTCGTACACGCTCAACCCGGTTTCCTCCACGATGGCCCGGCTCAACGCAGTCACCAGCGCCGCTATCCCGTCAATCCGTTCTGTGGATTTGGCCTTTGACGGCTTGATATTACCGGCCGGGTCCTGCTCTACCACCACATTGGCCGCACACCATCGCATGACCGGGTTCCCAAAGTGCGTGATAGTCCTGGTCATCGTTAACCGCTCCAGTTCCTTGGCCGGGGAGGTCAACGTTAAGTACCCCTGGCGGACCACAACCATGGGTAGTCCTTCATCGGTCAGGTGATTCACCAGCCCTTGGGCGTTATAGGGGTCGTACCCAATCTCCATAATCTGGTATCGTTCCCCCAAGTCCTTTATCTTGGCTTCGATGAAGTCATAATCGATTACGTTTCCCTCGGTTGGCTCGATCCAGCCTTGACGCTCCCACACGTCGTAGGGAACACGGTCTGATTTCGACCTCTCGCCGATGCTTTCCTCCGGACACCAGAACCATGCCAGGACTGCGTAGCCGCCGGGGATGGTTTGGTCCTCGTCATCTTTTGCCGTGCGCGGGAACACCAGTACAAAGCACGATAGGTCCGTGGTGGTGGAGAGGTCAATCCCTCCCCAGCATCGTTGCCCCTCAAGTGCCGCTGGGTCTATATCCTCGCCGCTTTCGTCCCAGGCTTCCACATTGAGCCACCTAGAAGCCGATTCTGTCCATTGATTGAGCTGGAGCCGCCGAAAGGTGTTGACGTATCCAGGGGTAAGCTGCGCCCGGTTGCATTCCGCCCGGACGTAGTCCCGTTTAACCGTCTGATCCAGGGAAGGATTCGCCGCCGCCCATACTGCCTCATCGGTCCAATCCGCATCGTCCGGTGCGCTGAAAATCAGCGGCAGAAACTCCGGGTCCTCAATGATTCCGTCCCGAACCTTAATCGCATAGTCGTGCTGCTCGTAACAGATTGAATGTCTGTCATATCCCGCCGTAGTGATGGCAAACGTCAGAGGTTGGCGCCTAGCTCCGGTGGCTGTAGTTAGAACATCCCAAAGGTCCCGATTTGGCTGAGTGTGGAGTTCATCAAATATAATGCCGTGAGCGTTCAGTCCATGTTTGGTCCCCACATCTGAAGATAGGACTTTGTAGCTCGACTTGGTTGACTCCACCGCAATGGACCTTCGGTATACTCGACACCTTTCCAACAATTCCGGGGATAGCTCGACCATATCGGAAGCCGCTTGAAATACAATCGCCGCTTGGTCACGATCCGAGGCAGCGCTGTAGATTTCAGCTCCCGCCTCGCCGTCAGCAAAGGTTAGGTAGAGACCCACTCCGGCGGCTAGTTGGCTTTTCCCGTTCTTCCTGGGCACCTCAACATATACTCGCCGGTAGCGCCGGGACCCGTTCTCACGCTTCCAGCCGAATATATTACGAACCAAGTCGGCTTGCCACGGCAAAAGGTGAAAGGGTAGGCCCGCGTGTTCACCTTTAACGTGTTGCAGGAATCGAGGAAAGAAACCGACTGCGCGGTCAGCTTCCTGTTGATCGAAATAGTATCTAGTCGCTACGGTCGCCAATGGCATCCTCTACCTTGCGAGGCGCCTTTACCGTGGTGGCGCCGTAGCAAACCTTACATTGGCTCCCGTTGTCCATCCTACCCGTACCACGACACGCCGGGCACGTAATACGCTCGTCAGACTCTAGCGCCGCTCTCAGAAGGTCCAGGTTCACCGCTATGCCCGCCTCTTCAAGTATTAGAGCCGCTATAACCAAGGGATCGTCCTCTCCCTCCAGAGAAGGTTTCGCTAACCGCTCCGTCAAGGCGCCAATCTCCCCCAAGAGACGGTCCCTCTCATCGACGTGTGCCAGAGTCATTGCCTTCAACCGCGTTTCTTGTAGCGCCCAGGCACGCTCCTCTGCTAGCGTTGCAGCTTTTACCGCTCGTGCCTTGCCGGTAGTGCCCTCCAACCGTAATGCTAGTTCCTCCACGGAAATCCGGTCCTCTGGTGGCATTCCATCCATCACTCCCTCCTGCGCCCTATCCCAAATCCATCTTTGTTTGAGTCCTTTGTAGCCTAGCTTTCTCCAAATTAGAGGCAGCCACCTTGAAGTATTCAGGTTTTAATTCAATGCCAACAAAGCGCCGATTCTGTTGGAGGGCTACGTACCCCTCAGAACCGATCCCAGCAAACGGACTAAGAATGGTTTCCCCTGGATTACTCCACAAGCGAATGCATCGCTCGATTACTTCAAGTTGTAACGGTGCGATGTGTTTCTCGTCTTTCTCCGACCTCGCTTCCGCCGTATTGAGTGTATTGCTTTCCCTTAATCCATACCAGACCGGATGTGCCCATTGAATCCAATCCTCGTTGGAGATGTCTGGCAAGATGGGTGTGAGCGATAACCCAGGCTTACGAAACACTAGAATGTAATCAGCCAAGCCTGGGCGTAGCCAAGACGCATCCTTTTTCAACTGTTTGAATAAGAGGCCCTTACTGTGTGTCCGAATGGCCTGAGCTTGTGGATTCTTGTCCACAGTGACATCTCCGTGATAGTCGAAGCCCGTCTCTTGCATCAGGCTAATGACAAGTCCCCGAAAATCCTTGAGCCCAATAAACCCGTCATAAGCCAATTTGGTAGGCACCTGAGCTACGTGAACCGCCACCAGTCGCCCTGACCGGGTAACTCGCATGAGTCCTGCCGCAATGGGACGATACATCTCGGCGAATCCCGCTTCATCACGGCTATTCCCCAGGTCACGAGGGTCGGCAGAGTAACTAAACAGGTCAAGAAAAGGTGGGGAGAACACTGTGAAATCAATGGATACATCGGCCAATGTGCCCAATATCTCCGCTGAATCGCCGTGGATTAACGTATAATCTTCTGTTTTAATCGCCGGTTGAAGCTCGTAACTTGTGGTTGCTTTGCTACCATTCTCCAAAGCAACTCGATCATATGCGGCTACTCGACCCGCCATGGCTGTCACCGTTTCCTGGTGTTCTTGCTCTTTGTGCTGGACGTTCTCCAATACGATCCTCTCTAAATCCGATGTTAGAATCACGACGTTGACAGGATATTCTTGCCCGAATCGCCAGCAACGGCGGATCGCTTGATAATACTGCTCGTAGCTGTCAGAGATACCCAAAAACATCACATTATGGCAGTGTTGCAAGTTGAGCCCAAATCCCCCAATGCGCACCTTGGTAATTAACGTTTGCACACTGGCGTCAAGAAATCGGTTGATGCCCTGTACCTTACTCCCCAGGGAGTCCGCTCCTTCTATATTGACACTAGACGATAGCGCTTTATTGAGCATCCGCCCCTCGTCGTTTAGTCCGCACCAGACAACCCACTGCTCATCTGACCCTCCGATGATCTCGGAAGCCCGCTTGACACGTTCCTCCACCGTCATCTTCCGGGCAACTAACCGCCCCTCTACCCCTGCCATCCCGGTGACGAACAGGCGACCAGTTGAGTTTGCATAAGCCAATTGGTCTACATCAACGAAGATAGGTTCCACATTCAAGGGTGGAAGCTGATAGCCACCTCCGTCAAACCCTAGTTGGTCAGGCGTAGTGAACATCATTGACC